AAATACCTGGAACAAGGTATGGTAGACCTAGAATAAATATTTTAGGTGCAGAAGAATTTGGAAGATTAGAATTTTTACTACCAGAATTTTCACAAATAATTTTTTCACCAGGTCCTCTTATTTTTGAGTTAAGAAAAAAATTAAAAAACTTTAAGAAAGAAGATTATATATTATGCACTGGTGATCCTGCTATCATAGGTATAGCATGTTCTTTAGTTTCTGATATTACAAACGGTAAATATCATTTACTAAAATGGGATAGACAAGAAGCAAAATACTATCCTATAACAATTAATTTGTACGAGAAAGGAAAAATAGATGACAATTAATTTTGAAGCAGATCAACAAGATGCCATGAAGAAGACTGAGAATATTCAGTCACTTGCAGACCAAGTAGAAAAATTAGAATCATTACAAAGTAGATTACAACTACAAGAGGATAATATTAAAAATACAAAGAAAGAGATTGAAAAAATCTCTGGAGATATTATACCGACAATGATGAGTGAGATGGGGCTAGCAGAATTAAAACTGCAAGATGGATCTCACTTAAAAGTTTCAACGACGTATCGAGCTACCATAACGGAAGCGAATAAAGAAGCGGCGTTTAACTGGCTTCGTAACAATGGACTAGGAGATATCATTAAGAACGAGATCTCGGTGTCTTTTGGTCGTAACGAAGATAACAAGGCAGCGTCTTACGCTGAACTTGCGAAGGGTCAAGGGTTCCAACCGACACAAAAGATGAAGGTAGAACCCATGACTCTGAAAGCGTTAGTCCGTGAACGTATTGAGGCAGGTAAAGAAATGCCAACGGAAATTTTCGGAGTATACTCTGAAAATAAAACTACAATAAAAAGGAACAAGTAACATGAACCAAGTAGCAACGAAAAAAGAAGGAGCGTTAG